CCAAGGTCGTAGTTATATCATCGGTAGATGGGTTACCAATCAACACTCCGTCAACATTGACTTCAGTTTCTTTGTATACATCTGCTCCGAATTCATCTTCACCTATCTTCGTTTTAACTGTTAGTTGGACAGTTGTTGTTTTAAATCCCACCACTATCCTCCTTTAAGTCTTCAAGTGGAGAATGGCTTCCGATAGCATTGCCACAGCCAAGCATCTTCTTCTCGGTTTTGCTGACATATAATTCGCCAGTAGCTCCACCAGAACCAATAGTCCAACTGTTGGTATAACTTAATCCTGTCATTGAGCCTTGAGACGCTCCAATAGGTATTCCCATATCAGCACCATCGCCCATAACGCGAACAAGCATTCTGCAAGATACTCTTTTCTTTATATCTTCTGTGGCTGATGTATTGTACTGGTCAATCATCACTGCAGCATCATCAAGTAAGACTCCGCATCGAGTCTGTTCATCAGCACTCATAGTTCTGCTCATTCTTGCCTGAACATCAGCAACTGTGGCATATGCCATTTGTACCACCTCACTTCTTCTTTGTTGCCTTTGTCTTCTTGACTGCAGGCTTTTCAACTTTCACAGGCTCAATTTTTGGCTTATCAACAATAAGTTCATGTCCTGCTTTTATGTATTCATCAATCCTGCTGTCTTCGACATACATTACTGTCTTAGTAATACGGTTTTTGAATTTAACCATATCGCCCTCCTTATACTGGCATCTGGATATGTCTTAACAGATGTCCGCATCCAGCTCTTGAATCCGTATAGATCGGAATATTTCCTTTTCTGCATAACTCACAGAAGTAAAGGTCTTCCGACAGCATACCTCTATGATCATCAGCATAATTAACCCAATCATACCAAGGATATTTGAGCTTACGGAATACATCGGTCTTGATCAAGGCACAGCCCATTCCTCCGCCATGTATCGCTACTTTATACACTCCTCCATCTTTAAGCTTGTTGATTTCTTCGGACTTAAACTCGGATTCTAAAGGGTAGTTGAAATAAACATTTCCTTCATCATCGTGAAGCTTACAAATTGAAACTCTGCCAGTATACATATTATCTGCATTACGATGCGCATAATATCCAAGGCATACATCCTTGGCATCCTCAAGCATATTAATCAGCACATCCTTTGGGAGAGTTACATCGTTGTCAACCATAAGAACATAGTCAACCCCTTTGTCTAATGACATCTGAGCGATTCTGTTTCTTGCGGTTGCACAGTCATATCCTCTGACAAACTCAAAAATGCATTCATGTTCACCTTTATCCAGGTTATATATCGACCTGAATGTATCAGGTGTTATATTCTCGAATGTGGGAACAGCAATCAGTATCTTCATATTAAACTCCTTATTAATTCACAAATCCTTTCAACCGAATGACCATCACACTTTTCCGCAACAAGCTTTATACAGGACTTCTCTACTTCGGTCAGCTCGTTTGCTTTCCTGATCATTTCAAGTAGTTCCTGCTCTGTAGTACAATATCTTGAGGAATACTGTGCTGGGTAATCCATATACATTCCACGAGTATCGAGATATCCTTTGGACTTATCAAATAACACTGAAGGCTTATTCAATATATATCCGTCAAATATCACTGTACTGTAATCAGATATCACCACATCACAGTCATACAAAAAAGGAGCTGTTGGCAGATATGCTTCAAACTCCTTAATATGCTTGTAAGTCCTGTTCAGTATGCTTTTAGTCATTGTATGAGGCTTGACCGCTAATAATTCATCGTCAGTCAAGTGGTCATCGAGCCATTGCCAGTCTATATCTGGCATTGGTGTTTCTTCTCGTGATCTATATGTTGGAGCATACAAGTATGCCCTTTTTGTAGCCAGCTCCGTCTTGCCATCACCTTTTTTCTTCCCGATATACTGATCCGTCCTTGGCATTCCTAATGGTAATACCTGTGCTTCACTTATACCTGTATACCTAGCTATCAAACTAACCATTGCTGGACTAGCATTGATTGCATAAGTAATAAGTTCAGCATCCCTTTGGCTCATATATGGATGAGGCTGTTCGAGCCCAGAAGTTTTGCCTCCGTCGATTCCGTGACCAATGAAAATGGCAATGCCAGGTGTCATAGTTGGAAACTCATCACAAATCATCACATCATACTTACCCGACTGTATATCTGGATGATGCCTCCATGGGTCTACTTGCACAAACGCTTTCGACCCATCATATGCATCGTATACCGCTTTAAGATTTTCAGCTCTTTCAAGTGGCTTAGTTCCTGCAAACAGTACTGGTTTATCCACCTGTAGCACCTGTAGCTCCAGTAGCACCTGTAGCCCCTGTAGCCCCTGTAGCCCCTGTAGCACCTGTAGCCCCTGTAGCACCTGTAGCTCCGCCAACAGTAACAGTAAACTTGTTAAATACAGAAGTATCAGCACGGAAGCCAATCTCAATTTCTGCCCTAACAGCAAACATATTCTGCTGGAAGAGGTTGATTGTCTGTCCATTACCGATCTCAAGTGTAGCCTGATCTGAAATAGTGATATCAACACCATTAACGATTCCGTACATAGCCTTTGTCCAGTCACCAACAAATCCAACTGTATTAGGATTTGCAACAGTAGTTCCCTCGATGTATGAGCCCTTTGAAATCTTAACAGGCTGACCAAGGATCATTGGAACTGCTCCTTCTGCTACGCTGTTGACAAACAGAGGTCTTCCAGTTTCGTCTCTTGATGTAAGGATAATACCTTTAGCCTGTGGTGAAAGAACATAACCATTTGAGATACCATCATGAATAGCGATATCTGTGTCAGCAGCTACAAATGCCTTATATATATCAGGCTTATCACTGAGAGTCTCAGGAGAGATTGAGTGAGCTGTTACGGAAGCGAAGTTATCAAAATCATCGCCTGGCTTAGCTGTTCCACCGAAAACAGTGTTATCAAATTTCTGAGCAAGGATGTTAGGAAGTCTCTGCATAAGTTCATTATAAAGTGATGTATAATCTCTTCTGAATTCATCTGAGAATGCCTCAATAACTGCGAGCTTATATCCTCTCATAATCTTTGTGCTAAGTTCAGGATTAGAAACTGGCTTCTTGTGTGTCTCTGTTACCCATGATGCCACTGGATCACTTGTGATCACTGGGATAGTAAGACCATTTCCAGGAAGGTTGATTTTTCTAGCAAGCTGCATTACTGCAGAGCCTTCCTGTGTCTTCTGAATAATTTCTGTTGCCACTTCTGTAGGAAGCGCAATGTTTGTTCTATTAGTTGCAGTACCTGACATTTTTTTTCCTCCTTATGTCAATTGTTTTTCCATCCAATCAGCAAACTGATCTGCTGTGGAATGATTTGCGGTTGTCCTAGCCTCTCCTCCGTCATTCACTTCAGGATATCCATTTGCATTAGCAAATTCGAGGATTGCTTTGGCTTGAGCCTTGCATTCTTCCTCAGTGTTTCCTGTAAGTAACGAAGCAGGGACCTTAGTTTCTTCTGCCACCTTAGTTCTAATAGCGTTGACAGCTTCTGCTTTCTTAAGGCTCTTTAGTTCAGCCTCCAACTTCTCAGCTTTCTCCGTTGCCTTCTGAAGTTCCGTATTAAAAGCCTCTGCCTGCTCATCAAACTTAGCAGCCTTTTCTTTCAATTCCTCAAAGCCTTCGTATTTGGCTTTTTCTTTTGCCACTCTCCCCTGAACAATCTTGTTAAGCTCATCCTGTGAGATTGTCTTTACCTCAGTTCCCTGAGTCTCATTTGCTCCTGCCTGTGCAGTATTTGTCTCTTCCATGTTGTAAACCTCCTTATGAGTAATTTTTAGCCTCGTTTAAGCCACGAGTTGGCAAAATAAAGGCGAGACCGTAGCATCGCCTTGTTTTTGGTAGTGAAAAAGCACCTACAAATATAAGTGCCTCATAATTTATAACTTATTATTGTTTTTTTCGTTTTTATTCTGATATTGAATTCTCCGCATAGAATTTATCTTCTCTTGCGGATTATTTCCCTCGGCTCCGTAATACATATCAGCATATACTTGAGGATTATATCCAGCTACATTTGTTTTCTTATCAAATCTTACTGCATAAGTGCAATCACAATTACTATGTATATGTTCTGCATGACCATTCTTGAATGATTGTTTTGAAATATACTGCCATCCTCTTGAAGCAAGTGCGATACAGAATGCACAGCTATCTCCTGCTGGAACCCAAGCAAATTGTGCTCCATCCCTTTCGGCATTTTTAAGCATTGTATCCGCTCCTGCCCTTTTTGTATATCTTCCGACAACACTAGAGACATTCTTCTCATTCTGCGTTTGTGCCGCAACCTTTGTTATGGCTTTCGCTATTTCATTGTAACTAACTGTATCAGCAACCTCTGCTGCAGGAAGAGTCATTCCACTAGCCGCAGCCACTTCATCATACATTTGAGCCGATAAGCTTGCGGAAGCTTCACCATACTTAGTTGCCAAGGCATAGCCATATGAAGACATCTCCTGAAAGGAAACACTCGCAATTCCGCCTTTGGACTCAAGCCAATCCATCATATCATCGACAGCTCTGGTATTAATTGCACTAAGCATATTTTTAAACCTTGTCCACTCGGTTTGCGTAATCTCCATACTATTCCTCTACTATTATCGTCTCTTCGGTTTCATTTTCATTATTCATTTCTTCAATTAACTGCATTCCTCTTGCTCTTTGCTCCTGCGCTTTAATTCTCCTAATTTCCGCCTGATCAAATCCAATCATTTCCAAGAATGTGTCTGTACTGGCAAAGGACTGTCTTGCGCTTGCTATCTTGATGGCTGCATCTGTAGTCGCTGCCACACTAGGCATTGAAGGGTTCTTGAAATGAGCCATCACATCCTTCTGTTCTTTAGGAAGATTCTCCCAGGACATATTATTTGCAATGGCAAGAGCCATCACTGCTATAATCTTAAGCGAATTACCATTGGTTTTATTAAGTTCTTCCGCCATTCCCACTAGAGTCTTGGTCTGTGCTTCAATAGCATCGGAACTGGTAGGGTTTGCATCATTGACTACTCCTGTGTCAGTCACTGGAAGTCCTGTGGCTGCAGAGAACTGTGTTGCTAAAATCCTAATATGCTCAACATGAGGGGTTATTTGCCCCTGCTGGAGTTGACCAAAGGTTGGTTTCTCTCCTGTCTCTGGATTATTGGTTGATGAAATAATTGAACCAACATATTGCTTGAATCTTTGGTTGATAACTGCATCATACTGTTCATCCGTTACTCCAAGAAGGTATTTCTGTGGAGCTGTAGCAAACTCAAGTCCTACAGCTGCATTTGCCATTGTCCTGACATATGAATCAATCAATCTTCTAATAGGCTCTTTAATTCTAGATCTTCCAAAAGGCTTATCACTAGTTGCATTCCATATCAGCGCAACCATGAGAGGTCTTCCCATCTTATGCGGATGTCTTTCAGCCTTCCAAATGTTTCCTGATCTAGTGAATACCCATATATCGGTATCAGTGTAGTAATTGATTATGGACGGAACCCATGTAGTCTGTTCCAGGTTACCAGGAACAGTATCAACGATTGCCATTCCTCTGCTAATCCGCCCCTTATTTCCATCCCACAGAGCTGTAGCGGTCTGTGGTGAATGGAAGCGTATCTTGACCTTCAGATTCTTATCCGCAGATAAAGTAGCAAATGTACATCCAAATTTAAGCTCGTCGCGACACGCTTTTCCGTACTCAACAATCAGATTATTGTTATCAACAATCTCTGCCAGTTCAGGTATATCTCCACCATTAGCACCAACAAATCCATCGAACATAGATCTAGCAGCTAGGACATCAACTGTCTTCGCTCCCCATGCACATCCTATTTCAAGTCCACTTAGACCTTCAGGAAGTGCAATTCCAAGATTAACGCTGCTTAGCGATATGTTCCCTTCGTAGTATTTATTTTTAATTGCATTTTTCGCATAACATGAATTGTACAGATTAAGTAGCTTCTGAAGGTTTTCAATCTCACTCTCAATGAAGCCATCAATGTTGTTAGGTGCTAAAGTTATCTGCATCATAATCTCCTTATCCTATTCTTCACTTGCATATTTCCATTTATAGCCATGTGAAGTTTTATTCCTTTTACTCTTCCAAAATTATTTATCTCATACAACCCTTCATAGCCTTCTACTTGTTTCCATTTTCCTTTCATAACAATTAATTTAACGCTAATATTTTAGGCAAGTCAGGCGGTTAGCGATTACCACTTTTCGGGAGCTACCCTATACTTGCCATAAATTAACCAATTCTCATTTTTCTTGATGGGTCACGCTTACAAGTTTTTGCTCCAAATAGTGCAAGTGCGCAGGCTTCTATCGGGGATGAATCATCGCCTCCGAATCCCCAGCCTCCTGCAATTGCCCTTTTGGTTGATGATGTAGCACTTTCCGTCAAAGCATCCTGCTTTTCATACCAGGTAACAGTCTCTTCGTTAAGGCAGTCCATGAGGAATCCCACCGCAGCTATAACATCCTTTGCTGATGGCTTTATGACTGACCCTTTAAATTTCCAAGTGTCATGAATCTTATCAACCAAGACATCAGCGCCATTCTTTCCGTCAATAACTACACAAGATGCTTTGGTATATCTCTCGTTAAGCCAATCAGCTAACCACTGAGTTCCATAACCAGCAGGCTTTCTATCAATCAGCGTGATTCTTGCCTTGCCTTCTTGCGGAATGACCGCTCCACAGAGTACAACTTCTGACCCATCTGCGCTAAACTTAACCCCATAAGCGGTCTTGCCTTCTGGTTTGCCTTCGCTTGACTTGCAACTCTCCCAAACTTCTTTCGGTATTGCATAATTTAATGTTTCATGTCGTTTTGGAAGCAATCCGAGGTGTTCTCTCGCAAATGTATCGGCTGACATACTCAACGAGTCTTTCACGAGCGCAGAAATCAATAATTGATAACCCAAGGAAGGATTCGTTCTGTACCATCTTTCGACATCCGATATATCACCAACCTCATTCACCGCCCATTCCGATATACAAGACCCTTGCTCTGGTGAATTATGGAATTTTTCAATAGAGCGCATAAAAATAAGCCCCTTATTTCCACTTGCCATCAGTGGTGGAGTTCCCATCACTATAGTCTGTGGTGAACCACTTGGAGCTGCTGAGTTTAATGGTGACAAGGCTGCATCTTGCTCTTCCGTGTAAGCCTGAGCCTCATCTATCACTACTAAATCAAATGTACCGCCTCGCCCCATGTCCGAATTATTGCCTCTTGTTCTGAATTCAATATGCCCTCCATTGATTAGATCAAGAACCATCTGTCCTGCACTAACAGTGTAATGGTCAACCAGAGCATTCAACTCTGGGTATTCGGCAAAAGGGTCATTCTTTTTATTTCCGAACTTCTTACGCATTCTATCAAACGCTTTCTTGGCTGTTTGAAATTCTTGCGCTGTATGTAATATCTTTTCCCCTCTCTTGACTAAGCCCCAAGTCTCACGAGAATCTGAAACTCCAGTTTTACCGTTCTGTCTCGGAACCATCAACACACAATAGCTGTGAATAAGTTTTCCGTCATCATCAACTGCAAGCCAATCATTCAAGGTATCTTTCTGCCATTCATGAGGCACTAAGTCATAACTTGCAGATAATTGAGAAGCAAAATGCCCCTCTGTCCGTGTGTATGGTTCTGCGTGGTGAAATGTCGGAGTCTGACATCCAAAATCACTCATTGGCTGCCTTCAAAATTGTGAATAATGGTGTTTCGCTCTTTGTTTCGCTATCTCTAGCTTCAAGGGCTTTGAGCCTATCCACCATTTCAAACATTCCTGTGACAAGTGGTTTAATGTCTCTTCCACTGTCCGTCATATCTAATACTTTAGCATATTTCACGATTGAAGCCTTTACTGCTCCAATTTCCCCTTGCTCTCTCCACGCAATTTCTATTGACTCAGGAGTGGAGCCCTTTGGTTGCTTATTCTTTGGCATATTGCCACCTCCTTATTCCGTGAGTTTAATGTCCTCATGTACGACTATTGTGGTTTTCGACTCATAGTGTGTCGGCGCT